TGCTATTGAAGATGAAGCTGCCCAGGCTAAGTTAGCGGCTACTTTAAGAAATGTTACTGGGGCTACAGATGCCCAGATTGCTGCCACAGAAGATTATGTTCTCAAGCAATCTTTGTTATTTGGCATTACCGATGACCAGCTTCGTCCATCGCTAGATCGGTTGACTAGAGCAACTGGCGATGTTACTAAGGCACAGAAGCTTCAATCACTTGCTATAGACATAAGTGCTGCTACTGGTAAAAGCCTACAAGCGGTCACAGAAAGCCTCTCAAAGGCTCAGGAAGGCAACTTAGCGGGTCTTTCAAGGCTTGGCGTAGGTATAACTAGGGCAGAGCTTAAAACTCTTGATTTTGAGCAGATAACAGCCAAATTAGCCAATACCTTTGCAGGCCAAGCAACTATCCAGGCAGATACATTTCAAGGAAAGATGGCTCGCTTATCTATAGCCTTTGATGAAGCTAAAGAGACAGTCGGAGCATTCATTCTTGATGCCATAACTCCTTTGGTTGAAAACATTGTTAAATATGTAGTTCCTGCCATTACAGCCTTTGTTGAAGGCTTTGAAGGTGGAAGCGGACTTAAAAACGCATTTACTGAAATAGCAAGAGTTGCTCAGACTATCTTGGTTCCAATCTTTGAAGGTCTCCAAAAGATTTTTAACAGTATTAAAAAAGCGGTTATGGATAATGAAGAGGCATTTAGAGGTCTATGGTCATTTCTTAAAAATTTCCTAGCACCATTCTTAGGCGGTGCTTTTAAAGTAGCGTTTGAGGTAATTGCATTTGTTATAAATGAAGCCCTAGATGCCGTTGGAAAACTAATCAGAGCATTTCAGCTTCTATTTGAAGCAGGCAACAAAGTAAAGAATTTCTTAGGCTTTGGCGGTGCAAGCAATGCTTCTAATGCAAGTTTGGCAAGCCCTGGCATTCAAAACGCCCCATTCGTTCCAATGGCTCCAAGTGGCGGATACTCTGGTCAGGCGGTTAGTTTTAACAACAACATTACAGTCAATGGAGCCATCGATTCAGAGTCAACAGCTCGACAGATCGTTGAAGTTCTAAATCAATCTTCATATCGTGGAACTTTGGGTGCTGGTGCTTTTGCATGACAATATGGACTCCAGAATATGCAGTTGAGGTCAATGGGCTTGGAGATGTCACAGATCTAACAATTGCTGATCTAACTATTACCTCAGGTCGATCAGACATTTATTCTCAGCCTGTTGCAGGATATACCCGTTTTACCATTCTAAACCTAGATCAATCTGCTACAGGATTTGATGTTAATGATTCAGTAGTTATCAAGGTCAAAGACTCAACTGGCACTTACATCCCTATCTTTGGCGGAGATGTTACAGATATTGATGTAACGGTCAGAACGGGCGAACCAGCCATTACTCAAGCTATTACCATTACAGCGCTAGGGGCTTTATCTAAACTTCCTAAAACCTTAACTGAGGGCGTGTTGGCTAAGGCTAACGATGGCGATCAAATCTATGAAATTTTATCTGCTCTATTGTTTAATCAATGGAATCAAGTTCCAGCAGCAGAAACATGGGCATCCTATGATGCAACAACTACTTGGGCTAATGCTGAGAACTCTGGTCTAGGAGAAATTGATCGCCCCGGGGATTATGAACTTACTGCTCGATCTGCTAGTACTACAGATGTCTATAGCCTTGTTGCAGGACTAGCTCGTTCAGGGCTTGGATACATCTACGAGGATTCAGCCGGGCGTATCGGATATGCAGACAGCACACATCGCGCTCAATACTTAGCAGCTAATGGTTATGCCTATGTCGATGCAGGTTGGGCTTATGCAGCAGGTATTGCCACATCAAGGCGCTTGGGTGATTTACGCAATGAAGTCACAATTACCTATAAAAATAGTCAACAAGAAACTGCATCCGATGCTACATCAATTGCGACTTATGGATATCAGGCACAAAACATTCAAACAAGCATTGAACTTAAAGCCGATGCAGAAGATCAGGCAGCCTTTTATTTAGCAATTCGTGCCTTTCCTCAGGATCAATTTAAGGCGATTACCTTTCCATTGACTAACCCTAATATCCCAGATGCATCACGCGATCAGGCTTTAAATATATTCATGGGCTTGCCTCTGGACATTGAGGACTTGCCACTAAACATTGCTGATGGTCGGTACCAAGGCTTTGTTGAGGGCTGGACTTGGACTAGCCGATTTAACGCTTTGGATTTGACAGTTATTGTTTCGCCAGTTGCTTTCAGCTTGCAGGCGTTTAGATGGAACAATGTACCAATTACGGAATCATGGAACACAATAAGTCCTACTTTGGACTGGAATAACGCTACAATAGTAGCCTAATCAAGGAGAATAGATGGCAACGACTACAAACTACGCTTGGGAAACCCCAGACGATACAGACCTAGTTAAGGATGGCGCTGCCGCTATTCGCACGCTTGGTTCTTCTATTGACACCACTACCAAAGCTTTAAACCCTTCAACGACTCTCGGAGATATTGAATACCGTTCTGCAACGGCTAACACAAACACTCGTTTAGGAATTGGAAGTACTGGTAATGTTTTAACTGTTGCTGGTGGAGTTCCAACCTGGGCTGCTCCTGCTGGCGCTGGTGCTTCTTGGACTTTATTAAATACAGGTGGCACAGCATTAACAGGTGCAACAACTATTACTGTTTCAGGTATTAGTGGACAGAATCAACTGTTTATTGTTTATGAAGATGCCAGTACTACAAGCGCTGCTGAGTCAATGTTCACTCTTAGATTCAATGCAGATAGTACAACTAAGTATAATGTTTTTGGAAGTCAAAGGTCTTTTAGTGTTGGTTACAGTAGAGACGCTGCAGAACAAAGCACAAAAGGACAAGATACAGGACAAACTGAAATAGTTTTGGGAAGAATGTCTGCAAGTGCATCTGCTAGTGTGTCTGGATATTGTCAAGTTAGTGGCACAAATACTGCAAATCCTAAAATTTTCAATCAAGTTTCGGGTGTGGATGTCAGCAGCGCTAATAATAGTTTTTCAAGAAACACTGGCGGTTATTATACTGGCACTAGCACAATTTCAAGTGTTTCAATTATTTCTGATAATGGTAATTTTGATGCTGGCACAATCTTTATCTATGGAAGCGCGGTTTAATTATGAAAATCAAAGAAAAAACATTTGACATTCAAACAGGCGAAGAAACAATTACAGAGCGAGACGAAACGGCTGCTGAAACAAAAGCGCGTTTAGATAATGCAAAAGAAATAGCAGCACGAAAAGCACAAGAGGAAGCAAAGGCAACTGCTCGCGCAGACATTCTTAATCGCTTGGGTTTAACTGCTGATGAAGCTGCAATCTTACTTGGATGAAAGCTCGACTTAGTAAATCTGTAATCCAGTTTAGAGAGCAGGCAGACGATGCTTATCCTGACAGAGACCGTCGTTCTGACGGAACCTACGGTGATGCACGGCACTCAACCAAAAAGAGCGATCACAACCCTTGCCCTCATACAGGGTTCGTCCGTGCTTTCGATCTCGATACTTCTCTCGATGGGAAAAATGCCACAGCTCATTACCTTGCCGATCAGATACGAGCTCACGCCAAAACAGATAAGCGAATTGCATATGTCATATTTAATAAGCGAATTGCGAGCAAAAGAAGCCTCTGGCGTTGGGTCAAATATCGGGGCACAAATCCGCACATTCAACACATTCACATCAGCTTCACAAAGGCTGGCGATGAAGATCGTTCGTTTTTTCAAATCCCACTTCTAGGAGGCAAAGCATGAAACTAAAGAACCCACTATTCCTCGCAGCAGGAGCATTCTTAGCTGCATGGTCAGCAACTAACTTTGATATCGATTACCGTGCCATCCTTTGGTCAGTACTGTCAGGCATATTTGGATATGCAACACCAAAAAGATAATGACTGTGGAGGACATGGCGGTTCTTGCTGTTGCTGCTACGACCGTTATTGGTTCATTTATTGGCTCGGTGCGGTGGTTAGTAAAGCACTACCTTCAAGAACTAAAGCCAAATAGTGGCTCATCGATGCGCGATCAAATAAATCTATTAGAGGCGCGTGTCGAAACCATCCTTCGTATCTTAGAGAAGTGACAATTAAGACATGGCAAGAAAAAAGGTTATTGACCTAGACACTTACACAGCTCTTGATGCTTGGGCAATTTCCCTGCAAGAGATGTATCGAGCATTGCGTAGAGCAGGCATGGATGTTGATTTAGCATTAGCAATCATCATTGAGCCAACAG